TGTAGGAGTAAAAGTGCCTTCCTCATAATCGTCCAACTTATTGGCCGCCACAGCCCCGCCGAGGTATATTCCACCTGATAGGTAAGCGTCTTTGAAGCGGTATCCTGAAGCACCCAAATCCATAGCGCCATCAACACGATTACCCGTATTAAGGGAGGGCGTTATTGCAGTGCCGTTAATCATTATGGCGTGGGTGTTACTTGAAAAGTAAGTAGTACCTCCAAAAGTCCCAATATTACCTACAGTTGAGCCGTCTTTAAAAAACTTAGCAATATCACCATCACTAGATGTCCGGTTTAAACTAAGCGGGTTACCGCCATCTCGTGTAATTTGGCTGTCGTTGTTAGCGCGTAATGCTACGCCCTGTTGAGAAAATGTATTAGATGTTTTGCCGACAAGTACGACTTCTGAACTGTCAATAGTAAGTGCTGTAGCATCTGCGTTATCGTCAATACCTGGTGAGGTAAACGAACCTTGCACAGATACATTAGATGCAAACGTAGTAGCGTCAGCTATTTCAGCGGGAGGTTGTGCTGTTGCTACAGCAGGGCCAAGATGTATTACATATATATTATTTGTTCCAGAGGGGGGAGCAGATGTAAAGGTAATCGTAGTTCCTGATACAGTATATGCTACAGATGGGTCTTGGATAACGTTTTCTACAACTACTCTAACGTCATTTACCTGTGTCGGTTTTGACATTGTAAAAGCAGTAGTAGAACCGTTACCATTAAACGAATCTTTTACAGTAGCTATATAAGATTCTACTGGTGTATTACCTTGATATGGCATTAGGTGATCTCCAAAATACTCAATGTGCTATCGACAGAATTTGCCGTATTAGAAGTAACTTTTAAAATATCGGATGCTTCCATAACAACTTTTTGGTCACCGCCTATAGGAACAAACGAACCACCTGAAGATATTGGCGCATCTTTAATTAAATATACGTTGTTACCGTCATTGTTTTCTAACTGAACACTAACCAGTACTTGTGTAGCAATAATGTTTGCTATTGTAAGACCAATTATTGTTGTCGATGTACTAGAAGGTGCAGTATACACTGTCATTGCTGTATTAGCGTTTGTGCTGCCTCCACCAAAAGTTTTTACTTTAAATGTATTAGCCATGATATATTATCCCAATGCGATTGCTAGAGCTACCGCAGTTCCGGCAGGGTCTACTTGTAAGTTTGTTTGCGCAGCAGATATACTTGACGCGCCAGTACCACCATCGGCTACAGCTAAATCTGTAATACCAGTAATACTACCTCCGTCTATGTCTACGTTGTTTGCAGCTTGTACAGCTATTGTACCTACGCCCAATGTACTCCTAGCTGCTGTTGCATTTGCATCATCAATGAGCGTTGCCCCAAACCCAGATATAGTAGACGTTTCAACTTTATCACTATTAAGATTATTAAAGTTAGCGTCTACTTCTCCGTTTGTAAGCGGTGAGCCTTTACCCGATCTAGTTACAATAGTTGCCATTAGTTACCTCACGAAGCTGCTAGTGTAACTGTCCATGTAACTTGTAGTGTGTCACCTGAACCTTTGTTAACTACAGCAAATACGGTACGACAAAGCATTGTACCAGAAGAAGCAGCATTAAAAATACCTGCTTCGGTTACTGCACCTGTAGCTACACCTGCGCCAAAAGTAGTAACATATGCAATACTTTCATTGTTAGAGCCGCTACGTGTTGCACTAGTAAAAGTTACACGACTACCTAATTGAGAGCCGAGTGCTGTATTGCCTGCAGCAGCAGCAGTTGAGCCACTACCTAAAGCCATATGAGACATTACATCTGAAGATGCTGCAGTCATACGACTAGTTATATGGCCTAAGCCTGCGTTTACGATTAAATTTTTTAGGTGTCGTTCTTCTTTTATACGACCATTGCTATCAGTTAGGACAAGCGTCAGCTTCCCGGATAGACCTAAGTTTTCTTTTGAGTTCATTGCCATACCCCTTAGAAGGTTAACGAAGTTCCAACATAGTCTGCTGCAAAATAGTCAAAGCTACAATAACCTTGCGACCTTAGACTACCTGAGTCTGATGTATTTAAAGCATCCTGCACAACAGGGCCAATCACCAATGAAGAGATGTCAGACCAAGCAGCACTATCAGCCACACCCTTACTATACAACGTAATAAAGTTTTCGGCAACTGTTATCCCATCAGTAGCTGAATTACTAAACAACGCTGCATATGCTTCTGATACATTTGCAGTATCTGTTTCTATTAATTTGCTTTTATTTAAGGCTATACCATCAGTAAACATAGGTGTATCAACTATACCTTTAGTTATACTAAAGTTACCTAGTACATCACTAAACCCTGCAGAGTCTGATATATTTTTACCCATAGAAAGTATAGGCTGTGTACCGGCAGTATAATCAATAGAAGTATAATCTTCTAAAAAATATAATCCACCATCTTCAATACTAAATCTATCTGAAAAACCTTTAGCCTGTACTTTAGCAAATACTTCACTAACTGTAGTAGCGTCTGTAATACCTTTGCTAGGGTCTAGTACAGTTGTGTCATCTATAGTAGCTGAATCAGTTATACCCGCTTTGTTAAAAAACAATGCAGGCAAAGATAATATAGATATAGTTTCAGTAAAAAACTTTAAACTTAAAAAATGTCCTACTTCTATTTTTATTTTGTAAGCGTTTGCTCGTGTAGTTAACGCAAAGTTTGTAGCCCTCGTAGCAAGGTTAAACGCGGTAGTAGTTACTCTAGCCCGTATTTGTTGCGTAGTGGCTCTTATCTTCACGCAAAATCCTCTCGCAATCTAAACTGAATTGTATCATACACAGTTTGTCTAGTGCCGTCAGATAGTACTGTTTCTAATTCACCTTCGTAGTCTCCAGCATCGCGGTTAAGGTCAGTGCTTTGCCATGATAATACAGCCACTCCATCTGCAGGAGGAGCAGAAACGGCGCACGCCCTACTAAACAAATTAGTAGTAGTTCCTACAGCGCGAAAGTGCATTGTTACAGTAGCGCCAGTAAGATCAACAGCCGCGCCAGTTAAACTATCAGTAACAGTAAACTGAAGTTGAGGCCCTGTATCGCTGCTTACTAATTCTATTCGAGGGGTTGAAAGTCTTGCATCCATAACGGTCTCCTAAGCAAAGGGTCGCATACGCACAGAAACTGAAGCACGCATATTACCTAGGCTTGCATTAGCTCTATACTCAGAAACCTTAGAAATAAATTGTTTTGCATGATAAGATGCTAACTCTCTGTCAGACCATGCAACTCCAGGGAGTACTAATAGTTCTTGTAATGTTTTATGTATTATAGCTGGTTCTAATTCGTCCATTATTACTTCATCCATACCCTCAGAATCACGAGTAGGTTTTAAAGCATAAATCATACGTATTGTATAAGTTGCCTCAGCATCTGGAGCTGGTAACACAATATAACTATTAGGGCTAAGCTGTGTAAACACCATAGGTTGTGAGCCGTACAAAGCTATGTCAGCGTCAGTAGTAGAAGTTTTTGCCCAGTTAGGATACCTTCGAGTAGCGTCTTCTAATGTAACTGCCGATAAAGGAGAATCGTTAAGTGAGGCGTACATTACTGTTTGTACAGTAGTTTCTACCGGTTTATTGTAAGCATACTTATAAACACCAGGTGTTAGGTTAAATGTAGGTTGTTCATACCGCCACGCTAAAGTACGTTCGCATGTAGCTATTGAAGCATCTCTAATATACTGTTCTAGCATAGGCAAAGAACACCCTGGTACGCTAGGGTTAATCCTAGCAGCAAGTGAAATATAAGAACGTGTGGCCATTATACAGTCATCCTTTTATACTTATCCCCTGCTAGTCGTCTAGCACGTTCTAATCCACCGCTTTCACTGTCGGTTAGTTCACGGCTAGTCAAGCCTGCGCCAAGTGAAGCAGTAAATGAATCTAGGAATAATTTAGCACGACCATTGTTTGCATGTTCGTCATCAATAGACTCAGCTAAAAACACAGTGCCGTCTACTAAAGCAGGTAAATAAGCATCAGGAAGAGATGCGATAGTAGCTCCAATAGCATAGTCCGCAGGTATCTGTACGTACTCACCGGTTATTACAATGCCAGAAACAGGTCGCGGATATAGAAAATATCTATTAGGATTTCTAACATGGCGCATATAGTTATACGGAGTACCTGCTGGATCACTAACCCAAGCAGGATAAGTTTGATCTAAAGATTCTCTATTTACTTCTGTTAAAACATTACCACTTTGTACAGAGTAAAGTTCTACAAGCCGTAACGAGTCAGACGGCATAGCCTGTATAACAGTATTTGGCGTAGTTGTTATAGTTGTTATAGTAGAAAATAAATCAGGTCTTAAAATAATTACACGTTTTACAGTTTGATTAACAAACCCTAACATTTCAGCGTCAGTGTATCTATAAGACGCAGAGTCAGTATCTTGTACTAACTGTCTTACATCATCAATTACATCTTGCGGTGTCATTCAGGTAACCCCCGTGAAGCATCAGCAGCTAACTCTGGTGCAGTTGTAATAGGAGCTGACTCAAATACGTTTTCAGTAGTAAGGTCTAGCTTGGATTTATTCTTAGCTCTAGTAGCTTTAGCACGTTTTACTTGTAAAGGCTTTAAAAATTTTTCAGGGAAAGCTTCTTCCTCAGTAACTTCTTTTACAAGAGGATGTTTTTCCAGATACTCATCCCACCCGTAAATAAAACCGTCATTAACATTTTTTAACCAACGCTGTTTCATGTTGTCTTCCTTGTACCTGAAGGCGAAACGGGCCAACTCTGGCGTTTAGAACTAGTCTTTTTTCTAGCCATATCATCTTTTTCTTTTTTTGTCATCTTATCAGATATGGATTTAGGTCGGCAGGCGGGATAACCTCTAGAAGTTTTCTGTGCTGTAGACCTACCGCAGGGTTCGCCCGAACTTACGTCTACCCATTTTTCAGCAAACCATTTACCTAAACCTTCTTTAGCCATATTACTTAACCCTATTATCTGAACCAGACCAAGTACCGCCAGCTTTTTTATATTCTTTAGATGCCCAAGCATTAGCATACGCACTAGGGTATACATCAAACTTTTGTTTAGCAGCTCTTATTTTTGCTGCCCATAACTTAGGATTATTAGGTTTTGCTTTGCCTTTTACCATATTACCACGCTTTACACGACCAATATCGTGCCTTTGTTTTAGGGCCAGGGCTATCACAATTATGACGCGCTCTAAAATTAGAACGTCTACCTGGCTGTTCTTTTTTTATAGTCATGTTTGGGTCACCGAACATAACTTTTACTACTTTATCACTTTGCCCTTTTACGTAAACCTGAGATTTTTTACGGCCATATCCTGGCTGACCTTTACTAATTCTGCTAGGGCTATTAAGTGTAACGCTTTTACCTTGATACTTAGCCATTAAGATGTAACTCCTTTAATAACTACAAAATTAAGTACTAGTGCTTCGCCTAATGCGCCGCCGCTATTATGACGTACACTAATTCTACAACTGCCTGCAGCTACTGCATCTACGGTAAGTATATACCCATCTGCTGTTGCGCCGCTAGCTATGTTTACTATAACAACATCTGTAGCCGCTACAAAACTATTAGTAAGTGTGAATCCAGCTGTAGTATTACTAGACATACTTGCATTGTTCATAGTAATTTGTCCGCTTTTAGCGTTTAAAGTTACTGCTGTAGTTTTGTTTGTAGTTTGAGTTACAGTACCGCCGCCTGTAGAATAACCAAACTTTCCTGTAAGTTGTACTTCGCCTGTACCGTTAGGAGTTAAAGTTAAATTACCATTAGTATCTGTAGTAGAAATGACATTGCCGTCTAATTTAATATTATCTACAGAAACAGACCCTGTACCAATAGATAAAGCAGTAGCAACACCTGTACCGCCATGTACTACTTTCTCAGCTGAAGCAGGGCCGTCACTAACATGTAGTAGTTGGTCGTAAGTATCTTTAATATCCGAACCAGTTAAATTAGTAGGCATATGTTATCTCCTAAATAAGATGAAAGGGGGCGTTAGCCCCCAATCTTTTAGTTAATTAGCTGCAATCTGCAACTAGCGCCCATAAGCGCATAACAGCAGCATCAGCAGCATTGACAGTTTTAATGTCAATTGTATCTGCAGCAGCATAATACTTACCGTTGCTATACCCAACTACAGTGTTAGGTGAAGCCTCTGCTAGAGTTAATGCAGTAGCATAAGACGCAGCAGTGTTAGCATTTACGCCATCAAGAAACCCATCTGGGTCTGTTGCATCACCAACATCAACAGTACAAGTACCGCCTTCAGCAGTAGTAACATCTAACCCAACTTGCATAACGTAAGTTTTAGCAGGGATAGGCATAACTTCTAAGATGTCGTTTGCACCAATTGCAGTTTGACCTGCAGCTGCACGATCAGCAGCGATAGTAGCCCAGTTAAGAGTTACCTCAATCATAGAAAGTTTGTTAAGCCCATTATTGGGGATAGCGGCAGTTCCTTTATTGAAACCAGTTCCTTCAGTATAAGTAGCCATGATTCAGACCTCCGATTAAAGCGTTACAACGGCTTGAGCGATAGCTTCAGGTTTTACAACCTTGTAACCATACACTTGTAAACCGCGAACAATATTGCCGAATGTTGATTCGGAGCGAATAGTTTCCATTTCTGTCATCTGTGATGCAAAAGTGAAACCCATTTTATGACCAGCAATAACGTCAAAGTTAGCACCAGTTTTCTTGATGTTGTGGCTCATGTAAACTGTGAACCGATCAATCATACCTAAACGACCATTACGTAAAGGCGATGTAGAATCACCAGTAATAGACGCATCTTTAAGGTCTGAACGCTTAATTAAACCAGCCATCTTAGCTGGAATTACAAGGTAACGATCTGATTCAGGAGCATTAGCTTCATCTAATACTGTACCCATATTAACAATCAAATCAATTACATTGTTTGTAGTCAATGCTTCAGGTGCGCCTTGCGTACCCAAATCAATATCACCAGAAATTGCACCGGCAGTTGCGCCTTTATTAAGTGCAGAAATATCTGGAAGTATATCAGTAAGAACACGTTGGTCGATCTTAATTTTCATACGCTCAGAAGCGTCTTTAGACCATGTGTCCATTAAGTTTACGTCAGACTGAATGTTATCAACATCGTCTTCAACACAGGCAAAGTACTCGCCTTTGTCAATTAGAAGTTGCAACTTAGCTTTGTCAGGGTTTTCTACTGATAAAGTTTGACCCTTAACGTAATCACGAATAGTGATTTCTGGTGTGGTACGGATATTTACCGTGTCACCCATATTACGAATTTCACCTTCGTAAGCAGTGTTTGAGATTGCTGACAATACTGTTGCATCGTAGAAATTCTCAATTAGTTTTCCTGACCAAATTTCAGGGATAAAGTTACCCGAATAGGCCGGGTTACCTGGGGATACTGGAAATGCCATGATTGGCTCCTATGTTTAATTATGCAGTGACAATGCGACCTTCCCGCTGTGCAGCGAAAATGTCACGCTCTTTTCGGTCACGCTCTTGCTCTTTCCCTTTATACTTACCTTTTTGAACATCAGAAAAGAATTTCTTAATATCGTTTGAAGAGTAAGTAGCAGGTTCACCTGAGTTTTTAGTAGCGCTAGAACGACCTCGTCCTGGAGCAACTTGTTTCTCAAGTTGTGAATTAGCAGTAGCTTGCCGACTGGGTTGAGCAACAGACTGGCCAGTTTGCGTCTTCCATGTAGAAAAGAAATTGGTCACACGCCGTGAATCAAGATTACGCTGTGCGTCATCCAGATAAGTTTGTCGGCTTATACCTGTTAGAGGGTCTACATCAAGTAACCAGGATTGAAACTCCGGGTCTGTGTTAACCTCCTGCCAGTCAGGTACTGCGGTCTGAATATCAGCCCAGAACGCTTGTTCCGTGGTAACTGCTTGCCTATGCTGTAGTTGCTGCACTTGCGGCACTACGCTGGTTTGCATCCCTCGTACAAGATTTTCTAACTGGTCAATGCGCGACTGCTGGCTTGCAGCCTCTTCACGACTTACACGCCTCATAACATCAATAGATTCGCCATACTCCTCAACATCAGCATCTGTCACTAGGACTTGCGCTGCTGTATTAGAAGCTACATTAGGCTCACTTAAAGTTGTCATTAGCGTTTCTAGTTGTGAAACACGCGATTCCAGTTCACGCTTTTCGGCGTGAAGACGTGGTACTTCAGCATTATACATTCCTTGAAGAGACTTATATCTCTTCTCAAATGTTTCTTCTTCATCTACATCATCTACTTTTACTTGCTCGTTATTAGTAGATTCGACTGCTTGTTGTTCTACACTGTCGGTGTCTTCCACTGGGTCAGGCTTAATGTTTTCAACTACAGCCTCGGATACAACATCCTGTTCTGTAACATCTTCATTAAGATCATCATACAATTTCTGAACAGCCTCAGACTGTTTTCTAACTTGCGCTGGTATTGCCATGTTAAACGCTCCTATCGGTATGCGTAATTAAACAGCTGTCTCATGGGGAAGACTGTGCTGCATATTCAGGGGACTTTTCTAAAAGGTCTCTGACCTCTTTGAGAACTTGACACCGCCCCTGTGAACGTGTCACGTTCTCTCTGCCTATATTAGGCAACTGCTCTAGCTCGTGCTGATACCAGCTATCGAACCAGGAGAGTATTGCTGGATGTTGGCGCGTAGCTGCAGCCAACACTTTTATTGTATCGTTATCGGGACGCTTCATACTGCCCCCGTTTGTTGGTTACTTACAACATTGCCATCGCCGCCACCTTTAGGTGATCCATCAGGTTGTGTAGGTGTTGGGGCGGGTTGCTGCGCAGCCATCTTTGCTTGGCCTCGCGCTTGTTGCGAACCTTTTTCTCTTGAAGGTACAATGTCATCTACAGGCATTTGTAAACCTTTAGCTACTTCACGTAGTAAAGCTGCTCTACCATCTTGACCTACAATTTCCACATCAATCGGATTAGCAGTAGCGTTTAAGAACTCTACACGTCTAACATTTAATGTTTCTTTAACAGCTAAGTTTATAGCGCCACGGGCTAGTACTTCTACATCACCTTTAATAGACTCATCTTCGTCGTATCTCATATTATATACAAACTGCCGCTGTACAATAGGACGGACAACATCGTTATCTATATACATAACAATCTGACGTATACCTTTACCGGCTGAACCCATAAGCATAGACAATCCAGAAGCAGTACGACCTGCACCGGATACATTAAGATCACCTGTAACATAGGATGGAACGCCTGAATGGTCGTCCGCTAGTTTACTAAACCTATCGTAAACACCCATTAACTCATTAGCACGAGAATCAGGTTGTGAAAACCTTACAGCTGGAGCGCTAGAACCTAAAGGATCGTTAGTTACCTGCCAAATTTTCCAAGGATGTAATTGCGTAATGTCCTCATTAGGAGGGATACGCTCAAGGTTAACTTCAACTTGAGGCCCAGACGCGAGTCCCATATTGTTGACAAGGGAACGTGCTGCTGCATTGCAAACATTCTGTAAGTCTTCAATGATTTCCGGTATACCTTTACCCCAGAACGCGCCTGGAGCTTTAATAAATGACGTTTTAACATATGGTTTTTCGCCTAAAGGGTCGTAGTTTAGTAGTGCTTTTATAACATAATTACCTACAACCCACACGTTTGCATCGTATTCTTTAGCAGGATCGGGTATATCTTCCTCTGATAAACCCCAGTCTAGTAACATTTCGCCACTAACTTTACCCCAAAACTCTAAAGCATCAAAGGTTTCTGTAGGAGATTCATAAGAATAGTACTTACGTTCCTGCTCTTCTTCTTGTAACTTTACATCTTCATTGATCCAAGACTGGCCGTTACCAATTTTTAAAACTTCTCGTACAGCGTCTTCATCATAGCCAGGTACGCCAATAAGATCAGACAATTGACTACGGCTCATAGGGTGATGTTCAAATATATACCCTTCATTAATATGTGTAATACCAGGTTCTGGGTATATATTAAAGGGGTTAACACGTTCATACTCAGGGCCTAAACGTTCAGTACCTTCTACAATAGTAGTACCATCTGACGCTCGGCTATAACCTAAAACACGTTGTCGTCGTACTACTGGGCCTTTTATAAAAGCTGACGGGTAGGTAACCATGTCAGTAATAAATTCATCAAACGCATCAGCCCAACCACCTTGGGCAAACTGATCGTTAATTTTTAATTTCATTTTATCAGCACGATTTTGTGCTTCTTGTAGTACGGCAAATCTAAAATCTTGTGCAGCAACTTCTTCAAGCTCTGCCATTTCTTCTTCACTGGGTGCTTGACCTGATGTCTGCAAAACTTTTATTACGCTTTGCGCAAAAATGTTTTTTATTTTTTCTTCTTGCTCAGGGCCAAGGTCAGGGATAGGTGTAGGGTTTAAGTCCCAGGGAGGAGAACCTGTGTCCAACAAAATATCTCTGAGCCAACTCTCTGCTCCACGACACTTAACTTCTGTTAACATCATGTATACTTCTGAGCCGCCCTGAGCTTTGATCTGACTAAGTTTGTCAGCTTCATACTCACCGTTACGTTGCCTAAGGGCACGTAACATTATGTTTTCTATGGGTTTCTTAGCTATACGTGCAGGATTCCAACACGCTTTAACGTGTGCTGCAAGTCCAAGTATAAGCTCGCTATTCTGTCGGTCTTCCATATCACTACGGATTTTAGCTTCTTCAGCTTTTACCATATCGTCATTGCTAACAACACGTAACATAGAAAGACCCGCCATATTTACTTACCCGTTTTAATTTTTTTGGTTGGTTTACCGTAACCCATTGGTTTTCCTTTAGGCATTGTGTGTACTCCTTATTACAATATGTATATAGTTATACATCTAGTCAAGTTTTCATGCAAGTAAAAGAAACCCCCGCCAGAGATGAGGAGATGGCGGGGGCAAAATAGTCATAAAAACAAGCCTGAGAGGGAGAGCTTGTGTAGTAACACGCCTATGGCGTAACACACACAACATAATGTGTCAAGTCTTGTCATGTCCATCCTCCTGCTGACACAGTTTTTATTTCCCTGCGCCTAGCTAGTAAGTCCCCGTCAGATGCAGAGCCTACATGTAGCATAAAGTACTGTAAGGCTTCGGCAACGTGGCTATGTTTGTTTTTATCTATAGTCCCATTCTTTTTATGAAACCTATACCCGCCCATCATCGCAGCTTTTAGCTGTGAACAACGAGGGTCTACTACAAATGCACTGTCGCCATCTACTTGTCGCATAAGAAAATCATCTACTGAACTAAGTCTTGCACTAACATTGTTAGTTTTAGCGGCAATAACGCGTAATCCTTCTGCTTTTATGATGTCCACAGCGCTACGTTCGTCGGTCTGCGCACGCTGTACACCTGCCGGATCGACCACAATAATCACAGGAATACCGGAAAAACGCTCGTATAACAGGGGTTTTAGTATCGTGCGGACAAATCTTTGCACGCCCATGTCGAAACTAACAGCTTCGTCATATACAAGGACTCGTCCACGGGGGTCTTGTTGCCCTATAATTGCTGCTGGAGTCAACCCTAAATCCATGCCAACTACAATAGGCCTTACACCGTTACTAATAGGGCGCAAAGAACCCTTACCCATATGGTAGTCTGGCCTAAAATACTTATACACAGGCTGACCTGCAGAGCTTAGGCCGTAGTCACCATCAATAAATACACGGATATATTCTTCACTACGCCCCTGTGTATCATAATACCCGTCAGGTAAATTCTCAATGTTCTCAGCAAACGCACTTCGTCCGCTTGGCTGTTTAAATACGTCCCAACCGTTATCATTAGTACCTACTCCATCTTTAGGGTCAATCTGTTCCATCTGATAGTACCACCACGTATCCATAGTTGGCGGGTTTGTATCACCCCACATACCATACCACGTTGGGCCGCCGTCTTTAGAGCTAGGAAAACGCCCAATACGTTTAGACATCGCATCAACAATGTCAGGGTGTATATCTCTACACTCGTTGAACCACGCAAACGAAAGCTCTAAAGAGTTAAGGTTAGCTACATCATCTGCATCGTCCAGCGCACGAAACATTATCTCACACTCAACATCACCGACTTCAAAAAAATAAGTTTTAGTCGTACGCATGTAACGTCCGCACACCCCAGGGGGAAACCAGTCAAGAAAAGTTTTAATGACTGTATCCTGTAGCTGCCTGGCAGTCTCACGAACAACAGCTGCACGAGTTCGCCGCTTACCTGTAGCGTCAGGTTTCTGCATAGAAGCGCGCCGTATAATTTCAAATGAACAAGTCACGGACTTACCGGAGCCAACCGGCCCCATAAGCACCCGCATCTTTTTTTCCGAGTTCATAAATTTCTCACCTGTAGCAGGAGGAGTGTAACTTATGTCAAGTGCCATTAGAAACCCCCGGAGGTATAGTATGAAGCAACATTATAATTATCTCCCTAGCTCTACGATTTTTTTTCGCTGGTATAATCGCAGTCTTAAATGAATATCCTGCGCGAATAAGCAGTAGTCTAAATGTATTGTAGTCTGTCACGTTATTGAACCTAGCTGCAGGAAACCCTTTATAATCTCCGTCAAACTTATCCAACATTAGAAACCTCAACGTCTTCTACTTCATGATCCACCGTCATAGTTTTATCTTGGCCGCCTAGGTTTATAGTTATCTTAACTCCACCTGCTGCACCCGCATCTCCATCATCGGCTTTCGTCTCTAACCCCGCCCACTTAACTGTAGACTTAATTAAATCTGCTTTAACAGCAGCAGATACGTCTGGGTTGTGTATTAAAGTCCACGAAGTAGTAAGCAATTCTTCTGCTTGAGCACGCGCTTTTAGCTTAAAAGTAAGGCCTTTTTCCTTAATATCGTCCCGATATGCGCTTACACGCTTCATAAATACCGGGTCATTCTTGTACCCAGATATATCTTGACCACTTACTTTATGGCGCTGTTTAACTTCGTCGACTGTTTCACCGCTGCCTTCAAGCATTAATGCTATATCAAAGGCTAAACGATCAGACCACTTGGTATGAAATAACGGTAGGTTATCCATTCTGATACCTCTCTTTGTGGCAACTATAGGTGCATTGTGCGGAATCGGCAAGCAAATTTAATTACAAAGTATACAAACTTTACACCTTCCTTTTTTTGGGTCGTGCTATGAGAGGTTTACTATATTAAGGGGGGCAAGAAAATTTGCCAGTCCAACTACCCCCCCTCCCCCCTACCTCTTAAAAATAAAACTCTTTATAAACAAGGGCAAAGGTAGCGAAACTTTACATTTTTAAATTAATATGGGAAAACATAATTGTCGACAGGGACAGTGACCCAACAGACAGTTCTTTGAAAGGTGGCACTGCACCAAACTAAAGGAGATTAGCATGGCTAATTCAAAAACTAACTTAACTTGGCATGAAGTAGATGTGGACACAATGAGCGCGGCTCTTAAGAAACGATATAATGAATATCGTGATCTTAACAAGAAAGCAGTCGACACAAAATTGGCCTTTCAGGCACAGTTCATAAACGAACTTCGCAAGCAGAGTATGATAGAAGCCGCAGAGACAATGGCCTTCGCATACAAATTCGGCAAACTGTCGATAGCCAAGGTAGATGTAGAGGCGGAGAGACCTAAGTCATCTGCGAAGCCTAAGTTCAAGTTCTAATCAACCAACAGGTAGGGCGGCGCGAGTCGCCCTACTCAACTAATCAAACAAGGAATAACAAAATGACATTATACAGATTAAAAATGACACTACTAGTAATCCTAATGATAGCCGCAACAGTACTATCATACATGTTCTACGATATAGGCATGATGTTGTCATCATTCTTAGTAGCAATAGTAGCAATACTCCAAGGTGTAATCATATACATCGACAAATAACACCAATCAACCCTGTTAGAGCAATCTAGCAGGGTATTTCTTTGTCTATTGTTTTGTTGCTCACTATGTTCGCCATTCGTCGGGGGTTTATAGAGTCACGCGCGAGACCATCAAGAGCCACATTAGGGGCAGATAGGGTGTTATAGTGCTAGTTAAGCCAAACCTTACAACTAGTTAGATTAGTTAAACTAGTTAGATTTCTTACTGCCTCAAAACCTTACACCTTACACTCCGTAAACCCTTATAAACCATACATATTCGCTAAAAGTATACAGTTATATTAGTTAGAATAGTTAGATTAGTTAGATTTATTTAATAACCCTTCCCCTGTAGAGATTATATGGCCATATACATAACTTGACATAATATATACTCCACTAGGCAGGCCTTATTATTATTTATTTCTAACTAATCTAACTAGTTGTAAGGTTACAGAAAATAAACCTAATAATATCATATACTTACTACTAGTTAAATTGCTAGTTATTCTGCCATATCTCTTATCTAAAATATCCCCCCTATTAACTAGTTGCATAACTCTTTGACTTGGCGGGGCGAAACTTGACACTTTTTTGCCGATCTGCGATACAGAAAACTCGATTTTTCGAAAGTTTTAATTTCAACCAAGCGGAGGAAATCCCTATGAAGCTAACTAACCAATGGACATCACTGTCAAGTTTACAAGACCTCGAACTCAACAAATCTATAAATGTGAAACCTCGTCGTCGTTCGTATCTATCACAGCGTGATGCTGTTTATGATTACATGGTAGGCCATGATGTTGTTATTATCGACAACACGTCTAGCTACAACGGAAGTGTAATGTCAGTACTCGACACTGAGTACCTCAAACGTAATGGTTATGTAACTTTACATCTACACTACAACAACGATCAACAAGTGGAGCTAACCTTATGAGACTTAACATCAGAACCTATTGGGTAAGCCAAGCTAAGTATAACCTTGGTGAACGTAAGCATAGCAACAAGACAACAGCTAATACTTACATCAAAAAGCAAGCTAACCGAGAGGTTAGACGTAACACTAAAGCTATCATCCAGTATGAACTGGAGGTAGCACGATGAGCAAGCAAACAACTGTATCTGGTAGTGATTGCAGATACTACGTACAGAATAAACTACCTATTAAGAACCATAGTAGTTCCCTTACTGGTAATTATTACTTTTCCAAACGGCAGTACGTTGTCTGGTCATACGATCATTGGCCGCTTTATATATATGATTACCAAGCTCAACACTGGTTTGGTAACGAGACCAAGTACAGCCGTACTACCAGTAAACATTCCACCCAAGCTAATCCCTTAGTTGATAACATTACATATTTGTCAGCTGAGCGTATGAAGTATTTGTATGCCAATGGTTACAAGAACTTAACTATAGCTAGGCTAGGTGCTGACTGTAGATGGCCAGTAAATGAGGAGGTAGCACGATGGTAACTCGTTTGAGACATAACACTAGGCCAGAGACTACTAAGCGTGATGTTGTTAGTATTAGAGAATGTAGAACTTATGTACGTTCTAAAACTCCATTCATCACTAACAACAAAACCATAGACAGTAGGTACTACCCTGAGAAAGACCAATACGTTGTCTGGTCATTTGATGAATGGCCGTTGTTCCTATATGACTACAAAGCTCAACACTGGTTCGGTAATGAGAGCCTTGATACCAGAGTGTCTACTTACATGAATAACTTTTACAAAGGGCATATGAGACAGGCTAACCCTCTTGATGGTGAGCTTAAATGGTTGCCCTCTGATCGTATGAATTACCTATTCATCAATGGTTACAACAACTTACTAGGTTTACATCTAGGTGCTTTTCGCTAGTCGAAACAGGGTGTCATGCCCTGTCTACAGTAGTTGGTTACTGCTGTACTGATGAGACAAACCAAACAAAGGAGAGAGTGCATGGCACTACAACTATTTGCTGTTCGTAAATATCCGAATGGTGACTTGCTTACCGACGATAAGGGTAAGCCTCTGTACTTCCATAATAAGATGGAAGCCAAAGCGTTGCGTAACAACTCAGCGCATAACTATCCCAAGGCTGTGGTAACTTTTGCCCCAGACCATCACTCATATATAGCAGGAGATAAATGATATGAGAGCAACACTTATGAAGGAAACGCTTAAAGATATGCACAAGATACTACGACCTGTAGTCATAACTGGAGCGCCTGGAGGTGGTAAGACACAGATCGTACAACAAGTTGCTAAAGAGCTTGGCGTTCACTACATCCAACGTCACTTACCTACAATGCCAGTAGAGGATTTCGGTATCCCTATGATTGATCAACCTCAACTCTATTACAAGATACCTGATTGGTTTCCTGCTGTTGGTTCAGTATGGGACGATGGTAGAGGTGGTATAGTTTGCTTCGATGATCGTAACCAAGCCGACAAAGACATACAGAAAGTCATGGCAAACATATCAGAAGAACGTGAGTTACATGGCGTTAAGATGGCAGATGGTTGGCATATTGTATCTACTGGTAACAGATCGACAGACAGAGCAGGTGCTTCCAAGGTTCTAGGACATCTTGCTAATCGTGAGACTGAGCTAGAGTTAGACACTCACCTAGATGACTGGCGTTCATGGGCTATAGACAACAGCGTTAAGACCGAGGTTATAGCGTTCATCGGTTTTCGTCCTAACCTACTGCATGATTATGACCCTCAACGTGATGGTGCTAATCCTACCCCAAGATCATGGGTAGCAGGAGTTGGTGATGTACTAGGTGTTGTACGACCTGAGGCAGAGTTCGAGTGTTTCAAGGGTGCTATCGGTGAGGGTGCGGCGGCAGAGTTCGTTGGCTTTATGCGTATCTATCGTAAGCTACCTAACCCTGATGCTATACTACTCAGTCCTGATACATCAGATGTACCTACTGACCCTGCTACATTGTATGCTTTGTCTGGTGCATTGGCAGAGCGTGCCAGTATCAAGAATATGCCCAAGCTATGTACCTATATCAAACGTATGCCGCCAGAGTTCGGTGTACTTTCTATGAGTACCGCTGTTCGTCGTGACCCTGATCTATGTACATCAGACGCATTTACTAACTGGGCTGTAGATAACCAAGACGTATTATTTTAACCAACCAAGTGGAGATTACTATGAAGCTAACAGACAAAGCGTTGCTTGCTCAACTAAGCATATCTGTTCCATCCTTTAACAAACTAGACAAGAAGATCAGTCTGGAAACTACTATTGCCAAGGGAGCTGTTGATGGTTCTGGTAGGTATCACAAATCATTACTACCTACTTGTGACCTACTCAAAGACATCAAGCAGAAAGCTACCCTGATACGTACTAAGTTCTATACCAACACCCTACCTTGGGGTGTCAAGGGTATACAAATGTTACCTAGTGCTAACTACCTAGAGTTTATGACTGACTTTCGTAAGCAGAAGTCCGAGTTCGAGATGCTAGTGGATAGGTTCTGTCCAGAGTACCCACAACTTGTTGCTAATGCTCAGACGTTACTAGGTAAGTCCTACAACCCCGACGATTACGCTGACCCTGACAGCATACGAGACAAGTTCAGTATGGCTATGGCTATTACCAACGTAGCATCTGATGACTTTCGTTGTGCAGGTATCAGTGATGAAGAGGAGGCTGTACTACGTGCTGAGATACAAGCTACTACCAAGCGTGCCGCAGAACAAGCTATGACCGAGGTATGGCAACGCTTATACGACAGGGTAAAACATCTAGCTGATAAGCTAGCTGACCCTACTGCTACGTTCAAGAATACTACCATAGAACATATCAACGAGTTGTGTAGTATCTTACCACGTCTTAACTTTGCTGATGACCCTGACCTTGAGAATATGCGTCAACAAGTTGAGGGTAAGTTGTCAGGTTTCCATCCTGATGCTTTGCGTAATGACCCTGACTTACGCCGTGACACTGCCGCAGATGCTAGTGACATCATGTCTAAGATGGGTGCTTTCATGGGTAAAGCCGCATGATACCTAGATGGTTCAAAGCAGGACATAAAGAGTTAGAGGTTCTAACAATGTCCAGAGAAGCTGACAAAGTATACATTCAAGAAGTAGTTGAGAGTATACTTAGAGAGAAAGGAGTGAAGCCCAAGAGGTTTCACTTCACAATAACAATCCATTACGAGGAGTAACAAAATGGATATAATGAAACGACTATCCAAGGCTAAGACTGCCTTGGTACTAGAACATCCGTTCTTCGGTGCTATAGCTTTAGGTATGCCAAGTGTTATTGATGACACTATACCAACTGCTTGTACCAACGGCAAACTAATACGATACAACCCTGACTTTGTTGATGGGCTTACCGATGGTAACATTGTGTTTCTTATGGCTCACGAATGTTTTCATCCAATGCTTGGTCATATATGGCGGCTATCAGGTCGTGACCCTAAGCTATGGAATGTAGCAGGCGACATCATTATCAATCAGATGCTTGTCGATGATGGCATAGGTGACTTCATAGAGGGCGGCCTGCTCGACAAGAAGATGTTCGAAGAGGGCGGCGGTACTACTGACGGAGTGTACAACCTGTTGTCACAACCTAAACGTGGGTCTGGAAATACAACAGGTGACGATAACATTGTTGTAGGTATGGATATTAACGGCGGTATCGGTATGGATATTGGCGAGGCTGAGGGTGAGAGTGCTGAACAAGAGCAAGATGAGGCCGAGTGGCGTATCAAGGTAGCTCAAGCGGCACAGTCTGCTAAGATGGCAGGCAAATTGAGTGGCGGTTTAGAACGTCTTGTTACTAACATACTCAATCCCAAAGTACCTTGGGAAAACGTACTAGATACTTTCTTACAACGATGTAAGGCTGACGAACGTACTTTTGCTAGACCTAATCGTCGTTTCATAACTCAAGGTATGTATCTACCATCTAGGACTGGTGAGATGTTAGGCGAGGTTGCTTTCTTTATAGATTGCTCTGGCTCTATAACTGATGAGGATATAGCCCAGTTTGCGGCAGAGATTACCAAGGTACACCGCGATCTAATACCAACCAAGCTACACGTTATATACTTCGACACCGAGGTATCACACTACGATGTGTATGAACCTAACGATGAACTTGACATCAAGGCTCATGGCGGCGGCGGTACTAGCTTCGATAAGTTATGGCCGTTCCTAACTGACAACGATGTTGATCCTATTGCGGCTGTAGTTCTTACCGACTTATGTTGTTACGACTTCGGCGATCAACCTGAGTACCCTATACTATGGGTATCAACTGATGAAACAGAAGCACCCTTTGGTGAAGTGGTGATGATGTGAGTACAGAACAACTATTGATGGTGGCTATCATAGCCGCTGTCTCAATCTATACTTGGCTAACTGACAAAGAATGTAGGGAAGCCAAGCAACTAAGCGACTTTTATCTCAACGTGTTGACTGATGTAGCAAACAAAGAGGTAGAGATACGTGTGTATAACCAAGGCGAAATAGAAATTCGCAACATTAAAGGAGAGTAAACATGGCAACAGTACGATTTAGTATGGAGCTTGTAGCAGACATAGAAAAAAATGCGAGAGCATTACATAAAAATAGTATAGAGAAGGCGAGGTCTTTACCTGATGACTTTGGCTTCAGATTATACAAGCAGATTTTCTCAGAGGATATAAGGACTAAGATGGAGGCGTTACCTCTATACTTCTTTGATCAGAAACATGAGCTAACTTTCGATGGCTTTACAGGCGAGGGTGATAAAGTAATAGACATGGGCTTCGGAGATGATAATGGTCTTATTACCTCTGGCTTTTGGTGTACCCCAAAGTTTTCAGTATCAGGGCTTAGGTTTCCTGTAGATATAAAGATTGAAGGGGTTCAACTCAACTGGCGTGGCTGTTATCTTAATGCCAAGTACCACAAGGACACACCTATATGGGACGAGTACTTAGCGTGGGGTAAACGAGTGTATATAGCAGAGAAAAACTGCAAGGATTTTGTAGATGGTGTGATGCAAGTAGTTGGTATGTATTCTACACTAGCCCCTGCACTTAAAGCATGGCCTGCACTATGGGACTTGATACCCCCTGAGAAACAGCTTCGACATAAGGAGATAGTAGAGCGTAAGTCTGCTAAGATAGTCGAAGATTTAGATACTAAAAGTCTAACTGCGTCTGTAACTATGGCTAAGTTGGTGAAATAATATGACAAATGATTATGAACCTATGATAAAAGATTACCTTAGCACTGCTGAGTTGTTTGCTAAATGTCGTAAACCTGAGAAGGGTAAACCCATAAGGACTTTCATGCGATTGTTTAAGTCGGATGATGGCACGTTTGTTTTTAGAATGGCTCACGATGGCGTAGATGTATGTACGCTAACACCTGACAACGTGTTGACATTTGTTATAACAAAGGAGAACGCTAGACTAGTAGCCAATACTTTAGCTATAGGTATGGAAAGGGTTGTACCTTTTAGATGGTATAGAAAGTCTACTGGTAGGTGGAAGGTAGTACCTATGCCTTTTTACTACCATCACTCTGAGTTCGAGAACCAACACCACTGGACATCTATGTGGGAAACACATCAGAAGTACATAACATCTGAGAGTGAAGAGTTCTTTAGCGGTTTACAGTTTAACATAGAGACAGGTATACCTATCAACCCCTTACCTGACATAGAAGAAACGCTAGTGTTAGAGAAGCGTAGACTGTGGCACAATGCAATACGTAAGTGGAAGCGTGCTGTTAGAGTACGCGGTAAGATTGGTGCGTTAGATAAACTTATAAAGGAGGAGTACGCTACCAAAACTACCCACAACAGAGTAGACTTTGATATACTAAGGTTTAATACAGACGATCAACTTGACATACTTTACAAATGTATTAAGAATAACGAACATCCTACTGAGTTACTAAGGCTGTTTGTTCAAGGTGCTATTAGGGATAGAGGTTATTACTATTATGGAGGTAGTAATACTTGTGATGCAAAGGAGGTACTATCACACATGGATACTATACTTAACAACCATAGTCTTGACCTACGTAAGTTATACGGAGTGTTTGGCGAAGAGTTTACTAATGAAGCGTGAAGAAGCCGAAGACAACTACCGAATAAAGTGGGAAAAACAAATAAAGAAAGACATGGCAGATAACTCTGCACTGCGTGCGAGACAAAGACCTATGAAGAATGTAGGTAACAGCAAAGAGGGCGGAGCTAAGGGAGGTAGTGTCTCCGCCTACACCAGAAAAAATAAACTATAATCATAAGGAAGTAACACATGAAGAAGAAATTAAAAGCAGATAAAATCTGGAAGTATAAGTTAGCTAATCCAACAGCTACAAACAGGCAGATAGCTAAGGCTTGTGGAGCGCACATTACATACGTTACGTCTCTAATGGGTAGGACAGGTACGCCTAAAGAAATACTTGAAGCACCTAAACCTATGAAGCGTGGTGACATACTAGACAAAGCTAAAGAGTATGTAACTAAAGACAGGGCTTCTCAACATGGTGACATGGAGAAAAACTTTACGCTTATAGCTGACTACTGGAGCATACATCTTGGGTGGCTAATAGAACCTACTGATGTAGCGGTGATGATGAACCTATTAAAAATAGCACGCATCAAATCTAATCCTGCTAACCTAGACAACTTTATAGATGGTGCAGGCTATATGGCATGTGGTGGTGAGATTGCGGCCAAAAAATAGGAAGATACTTACCAAATTAAAAAAGGAACTGGGCATATATTATGCTCAGTCCGATAAATCTACTGTAACATTAGTAGAAACACCTTGGAGAGATGAAGATGATGGACATAGTGACGTTGGATTTCGAGACGTACTACGACAAAGACTACAGCCTAAGAAAGATGACGACTGAAGCGTACATAAGAGACCCAAGGTTTGAAGTTATAGGTGTAGGCGTTAAAGTAAACGGCCATGATACCGATTGGTATAGCGGAGATAATCCTAGCAGGTTCTTACGATCAATAGACTATAGTAACAAAGCTATACTAGCACACAACACAGCGTTTGATGGTGCTATACTGGGGTGGCACTTTAATATCCAACCTAAACTGTGGCTAGACACGTTGTCTATGGCACGCCCCAAGCATCAGATGACAGTAGGAGGTTCGCTCAAGGTGTTGTCAGATCATTACGGCCTAGGTCAGAAGGGCGATGAAGTTATAAATGCTATGGGTAAAAGGCGTGAGGACTTTACTGCTGAGGATATGAACCGCTATGCAGATTACTGCGTCCAAGATGTAGAGCTAACATACAAACTATTTAAGAAGTTAGCTAAAGGTTTCCCTAGTAGTGAGTTGATGGTGATAGACCAGACCTTACGAATGTATACTGAACCTACTATAAGACTAGACAACAACGTGTTGGTGGAACATCTACAGCTTATTCAAGACCAGAAGACTGCACTACTAGACAAGTTAGGTGGAGAGGCTAAAGCTAAAGATATACTTATGTCTAACCCTAAGTTCGCTAGTCTATTGAAAGCACTAGGTGTTACACCACCTATGAAAGTAAGCCCTACTACAGGTAAAGAGGCGTTTGCTTTTGCTAAGACGGATCAAGGGTTTAAAGAGTTACTAGATCATCCGAAGCCATCAGTAAGGGCGGTTGTAGAAGCAAGGCTAGGTGTTAAGTCTACCATAGAAGAGAGTAGGACTATATCTTTCATGGGTATAGCTGAACGAGGGCGACTACCTATAATGCTTAACTATTATGGAGCGCATACTGGTAGGTTTAGTGGAGGTGATAAGGTAAACCTACAGAACCTACCGCGTAACGGCAAGCTAAGGGCGGCATTGACTGCACCCAAAGGACAACTTGTTGTGGCATGTGATTCGTCGCAGATCGAGGCTCGTATGGTAGCGTACTTAGCAGACCAGAAAGACTTACTTAAATCTTTTGCGTCAGGTAATGATGTATACTCTGAGTTTGCGTCCGATGTGTATGGCAAGCCAGTAACAAAAGCCAACAAGCTAGAGCGTCACGTTGGTAAGACAGCTATACTTGGGTTAGGTTATGGTATGGGAGCTGATAAGTTCCAAGCGTCACTCAAGTCAGGGTATCCGTCTGTAGTAGTAGAAACAGGGGAAGCTAAACGTGTTGTGGATTTGTACAGGAACAAGAACCATAAGATAGTATCGCTGTGGAACAGGAGTAACCATGTACTAAAAGCGTTATCATCGGGAGGTTCTGGACAGCTATGTAATATACTTAGCTATGATGAACAAGGTATCCGTATGCCCAATGGATTTTATATAAGATACCCTGCACTACGCAGAGGTGAAGACGGACATGAGTATATAAACAACGCCAGATCATATAAGAATAGACACATGGATACTACCAAGTGGACTAAGATTTATGGTGGTAAAGTTGTAGAGAACATAACACAAGCTGTTGCTCGTATAGTTGTAGCTGAACAGATGGTAGCGATAGGACAACGATACCATGTAGCTCTACAAGTACACGATGAAGTAGTGTGTATAGTAGATGAAGATAAGGCTGAGGAAGCTAGGGATTTTATGGTAGAAGTAATGTCTACACCGCCTCAATGGGCGGCTGATCTACCTGTTGCTTGCGAAGCGGATATAGGTGCTAACTACGGAGACGCTAAATGACCAAACTATCACACTCTTTCTCAGCAATTAAGATGTATGAGAATTGCCCCAAGAGATACTACCACCAACGTGTACTTAAAGAAGTCAAAGATCAGGGGGGTGAGGCTACCATATGGGGTGAGCGTGTGCATAAGTTCCTTGAAGACCGACTAGCCAAGGCGACTGAGTTACCACAAGAGGTTGCTCGTTATGATCCGTTATGTCAGTCTATTGTTAAGCTAGCAATCGGGGGTGAGTTGTTAGTAGAGCAACAGCTTACACTTAACGTAGCTTTAGAACCTACTAGTTGGTTCTCTAAAGACGCATGGATGCGGTCTATCGTAGATGTCTTAGTCATTCGGGGGGATGAGGCTATAATGTTTGATTGGAAGACAGGCAAACGTAGGCCAGACTTCTCTCAGCTAGAGTTGTTTGCACTACAGGTATTTAAACATTACCCAGAAGTTAAGCGAGTGCGTACTGCTTTCGTATGGCTAAAAGATTTATCAATGGATCACGAAACGTATACCAGAGACAACGAACCAGAACTATGGGCGCGTCTTATGAATAAGGTAGTTCGTATAGAGAAGTCGCTTGAAACAGACAACTGGCCTGCCAAACCTAGTGGGCTATGCAACTGGTGTCCTTGTAAAAACTTTTGCGAATATTCATAACTAAACTTGACATACTTTACAGATAGGAGTACACATGGCTACTACACCCGAAGGGCGTATCAAGAAAAAATTAGACAAGATGTTTAAGGAAGAAGGTATCTGGTACTATAGCCCACAAGCAGGGCCATTTGGCGCGGCAGGGATACCAGATAGGGTTGCTATAGTTAGGGGTTTATTCCTTGGCGTTGAGTGTAAATCAGATAGGACAAAGAAACCTACACGTTTACAAGAGCGAGCGATGGCAAACATAGAAGATGCAGGCGGCAAATGTTTTGTTGCTTGTGATGATGAGACAATAGAGATGGTGAGGGAATACATCCGTGTATGTAATAGAGAAATCAAAGGCGATAGTATTAAAACTTAATAACCCACAACGTGTACTGGCTACTGTACCTACTGCTAAAGCATGGGTTAAGAATGGTGTTGATTACGTTGTAGCGCCGCATAGGATTAAAGAAGTGGGTATGTTACGCGAGCTTGGTATAAAAGCACCTTCACCTATACTACATTATTATGATTGGGTAGGACAGTTCACGCCGTATGACCACCAACGTATGACTTCTGCGTTTCTTACCATGAACACAAGGGCGTTAGTACTTAACGAGATAGGTACTGGTAAGACACAGAGCGCACTATGGGCGGCTGACTATTTAATATCAGTGGGTGCGGTAAAGAAAGTACTTATACTCTCACCTCTATCTACACTTGAGCGTGTCTGGGGTGACGGGGTTTTTACAGGGCTTATACACCGCAAACACGTTGTGCTACATGGTACTGCGGCAAGGCGTAAGAAATTACTAAACACCGAGGCTGACTTCTATATCATTAATCACGATGGATTTAATATTATACGTGATGACATAAAGGATATGTTCGACCTTGTTATTATAGATGAGGCGGCAGTGCTACGTAACCCATCTACCAGTAGGTTTAAGATATTCCGCAAGTGGTTGAAGCAACACGAACACATGCGCTTATGGCTTATGACAGGTACACCTACACCTAATGACCCTACAGATGCTTGGGCTTTAGCTACTCTAGTAGGTAATCAAAATGTTAGTAAGACCTACACAGGTTTTAGAGAACAGGTGATGATGAAGATAGGCCAGTATAAGTATGTGCCGAGGCAGAACAGTATGGATATTGTTAAGCATACACTACAACCTGCTGTCAGATATACTAGAGACGAGTGCTTTGATCTACCTGATACAGTGCGCCAGACTAGGGCTGTACCTATGACCCCCGAACAGACTAAGCATTACCAAACTATGATGCGCCATCTGGTTACAGAAGCGGCTGTCGAGGGTACTATAACTGCTGTCAACGAAGCGGTTAAGTTACAGAAACTTGTTCAGATAGCATGTGGTGTTGCCTATAGTGACGACGGACAGAACGTAGAACTAGACTGTCAGCCTAGGGTAAACGCTGTCAAAGAAGTTATACAAGAAGCAGGGCAGAAGGTCATAGTATTTGTGCCACTTACAGGTACATTACATATGCTAGAGCGAGAGCTAAGTAAGACGTGGAGTGTAGCTGTAGTTAACGGACAAGTACCTGCATCTAAACGCAACATTATATTTCAAGACTTTCAGAACGCTAGAGACCCAAGGGTTTTGATAGCGCACCCTGCTACAATGGCACATGGTTTGACCCTAACATCAGCATCTACTGTTGTTTGGTATGGGCCAGTTACCAGTAACGAACAGTACGTCCAAGCCAATGGTCGTATCGAGAGGATTGGCAAGAAGCACACATCTAATGTGGTACATATAGAGGCTACGCAGATAGAACATATTATGTACGAGCGACTTGCTAATAAACAGAAGCTACAAGGCTTACTATTAGATTTAATCCAGAAGGAGATGGAGTAACACATGGCTACAGTAGAAGAAGTTATAGGTGCATACATGAAGTTGCGCTTAAAAAAGGAGGCTATAGAGGCCGCCGCCAAGGCAGAAGCCAAGGTATATAAAGAAAAGATGACTAAGCTAGAGGCTTGGTTAAAAGTTAAGGCTGATGAGGATGGCGTAACGTCATTCAAAACAGACAGTGGTACTGCTTTCTTAACCACTACAGACTTTGCGGCTGTAGCTGATTGGGATTCAGTGCTAAATTTTATACGCGATAATGATGCGTATGACATGCTTGAGAAACGTGTAAGCAAGATGGCTGTACGTGGATACATTGAAGCAAACAAATCTGTCCCTGCAGGTGTCAACTACGGCACTAAGCTAGACATAAACATTCGTAAACCAGTACTCAAAGGAGAGTAAAATGAGCAACCTAGTACCAACAAATATCCAAATCCCTGCACACCTAGCAGGTAAAGTAGGGCAACCTTCCTCTTTAGCACAGTCACTAACAGGTGGCATTACAAGTGGTGAAGGTAGTGGCTTCGCTAAAATATCTATTAAAGGTAGTCGCTTCCGCATAGTAGAAGACGGCACAGAGACAGTCTTAGATACTACTAAGTTACCAGTAGTTATTGTGGGTGCTAACCCTAAGCTATCTAAAACTTACTACGCTAAAGCGTGGGACAAAGATGCGGAAGCTAGCGCACCTGATTGTTATTCCTTAGATGGCACAAGCCCTCACCCTGACAGTGAAACGCCACAGAACGATGTATGTGCGGCGTGTCAGTGGAACGCATGGGGTTCTAAAACTGGGAACAATGGTCAACAACTTAAGGCATGTGCCGACCAGAAACGTCTTGCTGTAGTTGCGGCTGATGATCCTACAGGTAAGGTCTACCTACTACAAGTAACACCTGCCGCACTAAAAGGTCTCAACGCATACCAGAAAGAACTATCGACACGCGGTATTCCACCAGAGATAGTTAAGACAGTAGTATCCTTTGATACTGATGCGTCATTCCCTAAGTTATTGTTTGGCTTTGGCGGCTTCATTGATGAGACTACACAGTCAGCATTAGAAAATGTGTTTGGTTCTGAGCAAGTTAAAGAGATAACAGGCGAAGTGTTACCTGCTATTCCCCCGGTAATTACGGAGACAAAGAACCCTAAACCTGTTCTGGTAAAAGCTACACCAGACCCCGCTGGCAAAGAGGCTAAGACAACACACGGCTTTGGTTCTGGACAAACTCAGGCTGCGAAGATTGAAGCCCCTGCAGCCAGAGAAGAAGAACCTAAAGCTGCGAAGGTTGTCGATGCGGACGTAGGTAATCTTGCCAGTGAGATTGACGATTTACTAGGAGACCTTGGTGCAGATGACTAAGAAACCATTAGACTTTGAAAAGGTTGAAGCACTTAGGGAGCATATGCTCCTTAGTGTTAAACATATGTCACAGCTTATGGGTGTGTCGCGGATGACTTATTATGGGTGGGTTAGAGGTAAGCCCATCCGTGATAACAATGAAGCTAAAGCGAAACGGATATTGCGACAACTAATATCTCTTGTTAAGGAAGGCCAATGGCCTACCGAGAGTTCAAGAAGTATGAGCGCGCTATCCAGATACGAAACTTTACTTGAGATTTTAGAAACTCAGGAGTAGTATAGAAAAACAAGGGGGGTATTTACCCCCCACATAAAAGGCAGTAACACATGGACACGTTGAGTTTTCTTCAGCGAGTTTTGCCAACGGAGGGTATATACTGCACAATAGTTGTAGAACGTCAGGGTGAAAAAGATTACCTGAGACAAGCCTTTTACAACTCCGTTGGAGAACTTGAGCAGGCACTTATCAGTTTAGATAAGAGAAAAAGAAATGTTTACTACGCTACGTCAGCGTTTGTAACGAAAGAAAGTAGGAAACAATCTAACGTACGTACGACCAAGGCGTTGTATATGGACGTAGATTGCGGTGAAGGTAAAGATTATCCATCGCAGAAAGAGGGGCTACAAGCCCTACTAAAATTTATAAAAGACACAGGGCTACCCAAGCCTATGGTGGTATCATCAGGTAATGGGCTTCATGTATACTGGGTACTCACGAGAGAACTAGAGCCAACCGAGTGGCAACCTCTTGCTGATGCTATGAAGCGTTGTGTTTATGAGAATAATTTTAAACAGGATATGTCTGTCCCTGCCGATAGTGCAAGAGTACTACGAGCAGTAGGTACACATAACCCCAAAGGTGGCAACCAAGTAAAGCTATTGGTAGACAAGCCCCCTGTAACACCAGAACAAATGGCAGAGTGCTTTAAAGATTACATAGTAGCACCGCCTGTAGGTCTAAAGAAAGCTGTTCAAGGTAGTTCTTTGTTAGCTAACTTGGCCGTAGAACAAGAGTACCCACCATCAGTAGCCAGTGTAGTCAAGACTAAATGTCAGCAGATTGCTTGGGCTGTGGATAACCAAGACCAAGTGCAAGAACCTATGTGGTATAACCTTATAGGCGTGGCGGCGTTTTGTGTAGACCCAGAAGAGACAGCTAAGGAGTGGAGTAAGAACCATCCTAGTTATGATGAAGCTGAGACACTGCGTAAGTTGCGCAACTGGCGACAGGCTGTAGATGGGCCAACAACTTGTGCTAAGTTTGACAGCGAAAGGCCAGGGGGGTGTAAGGGGTGTCCGTTTAGCGGTAAGATCGGAAGCCCTACCAGACTAGGTGCGCAGTTTGAAGAGGTAGATACATCGGCAGATGCACCCGAAGATGTGATAACTGAGATCAACATACCTAAGCCATTCAAGAGAGCGCAAAGCGGTATAAAGATTACCTTGGACGATACTGATATAGATGTATGTGACTTTGATATATACCCTGTAAGCTATGGCCGAGATGAATCACTGGGCTACGAGGTATGTAGGTTTAAATGGAACAGACCACATGTAGGTTGGCAAGACTTAATACTAAGACAGGCTTACCTAGCAGATGGTACGTACCAATACTTTGTTAGTATAGTAGCTGACCAAGGTATTGTGTTAATAACTAAAAAACAAACGGAGTACTTTCAGTATATGTTACGTTCATACATGAATGAATTGCGTAAGTTCAGAACTATGACTAACCTTTACGCTTCAATGGGTTGGAAAGAAGACCACAAACTATTTGTCTTAGGTGATACTTTATACAGGCGTAAGCCTGATAGTACTATAGAAAAAGAATCTATAAAACTAGCGTCTGCTTCTTCTCGTATAGGTAGTGATATGTTTGGTGTGTCGGGAGACCTAGACACATGGAAAGGTATGACAGGTTTACTACAACGTGCTGACCTAGATGCTCACATGTTCTCTATAGGTATAAGTCTAGCCTCACCGCTACTTGAGTTCACTGGCCTTAAAGGTATGACTGTATCCCTGTTCGGTAAGACAGGCGGCGGTAAATCTTTAGCACAGTTAATGGCTCAATCAGTATGGGGTAATCCAGATAAGCTACACTTCCAAGCTAAGTACACGCAGAACACACTGTTTAGCAGGTTTGGTTTGTACGCTAACCTACCTATAACTATAGACGAAGTTACGATGATGTCCGATAAAGACGTAGGTGATTTCTTATATTGGGTCAGCCAAGGTAGAGATAAAGCTAGGCTTAATAGGAACGCAGAAGAACGTGAGGCTAAGACATGGGCTACGTTCTGCATAGTCTCTACTAACAGACCGCTTAGTTCTAAGATGGTTGCATCAGGGTTAGACACTGACGCACAGATGGCTAGACTACTTGAGCTTACTGTTACACCTAGCAAGTTATTCACAGATAGTTCTAACATAGGTAAGAAACTCTTTGATCTTATGTCTACAAACTATGGTGGGGCAGGAGATATATTCGTACAGAAGTTAATGGAAATTGGGCCAGAAGGGTTGCGTGCTATGATAGCTGAGGCCACCAACAACTTCCATTCTAAGTATGGTGTTAAGTTTACAGGTGAAGAACGATACTGGGAACAGGTTATTATTCTTGCTGACTTAGCCATTAACTTGGCTCAAGGGTGGGGGCTACTAGCTTTCAAGTCAGAACCTTGTGTTAAGTGGGCGCTTAATCAGATCAGTACTCTACGTAGAACAGTATCAGAAAACCAGATTGATGCGTTTGATCTTATATCAGAGTACCTCAACGAGTTTGCAGGTGATACTGTTAGGGTCATGCACACAGGTAAGATACCTATGGTTGATTATGAACGAGTACCACGTAATGGTATTAGAGCTAGAGTAGATGTACATAGGAAGGTATCATCAGACCCATTCGACAGTGGGACACTGATGTTAGACCGCGCTCACTTCCGTAAGTGGTTGTCTACTAGAGGTGGGGATTACAAAGGTATAACAGATATACTTAAACAAGAACTCGCTGACGCTACACCATCTGGTATGAGAGCTTCGCTAGGTAGAGACACACCTATTAAGATACCACAGACTTATGTGATAGGTATAAACCTAAGACACCCAAGGATGGTAGGTTTACTAGACGAAGCTGAGATAGCGTATGAAGACTTAACATTAGGTCAGTTACAGATAGTACCTTAGTCTGCAACCATAGCTTCAAAGAACTTGTCCAAGTCTTTACGTGCGGCAAGCGGAGAACTTCTGAGGGTACGTTGGGCGGCAGTCTTGCGTGCCTCTTTTTCTGCTTTGCGTACGTTCTTACGGAAGTTTCTAATCTCCATAGGCGTACCTTTGGCTGTCTTGTTCCACTCTTTAACGCTTTTCTCTATGCTTCTTCTCTGGCTTTTATTACCTTTAAGCCATGCCTGCTTGAACTCCGTGGTTACACTACGTTGATAATCAGTAACTCGTTTAGCGTACTTGATCGCTCCGTACTGGTCAGCGGCTTCTTTAGGGTAGAAACCTAACAGCCTACCTAGAAGTAACATACTACCCATGTCTTCCGTCACAGTATAGCCACGTTTGTCTACGACAGTACCATTCTTTAAGTAAGCAAATGCGTCAGCAAAATTTCTTAGTGTAGTAGAGGGGGCTTTGCGAAGTGCATCACCTGTGGTTACTGTAGAGGAAAACGGAGCAGATGCGGCTAGGTATGCAAACTCACCTGACTGCTCAAGGAAACCATAGGCGGGGCCGAATATGTCTTTGATTTCTCTGTATTTATCTGAACCTGATAAAAAGAAACCTGTCCCAGGGATTACGTTGCCTAGAGACACACGACCACCAATATCTATAGGCATTACCTGATTGAGCGCACCAGTAAGTAAGAACTTAGACGATCCGGGGTATAAATCCTCAAGAAGTTTAGCCGCTTCGAACCTTACGCTACCTGATTTAAACCCAAGTGCTTGACCTAAAGTATCTATCAAGTCTTCTAAGTCTTCTGCTAGTGGTATACCTGACATACCTGACATAACTATAAGGCTAGTTAGCATACCTAACTTACCATTGCGTGACAGGTTAGCAAACATCTGTATGGATGTAACTGGATACACCTTATACATATAGACAAAAGACATCCAACCATTACGGAAAGCATCTGGTCTGTTAAGAACAGAGTACTCACCCATAGTATTGTTTATAGCTTCAACAGAAAACTTAGTAGCTCCTGCGTTTGCTTCTGCATCTGATTTACCTACTGATTTTAGTCGCGCAAACTCTAGTCTATACGCCGCAAGGCCAAAGCCTCTTCGCGCACCGCGTTCAGTTGCGTTAAACGGATACATGAAAGCGTCTACAAATTTTTGCATCCATGCTTTACTCATGTTGCCCCGTGATAGACCCATCATGGCGTTACTCTGTGCAGGTATCATCACACCTTCACGTATCTCTTGTGCTAAGAACTTAGCTTCTAGTTCAGTTAGGTTATGTTCTGCCTGTAGTGTTTTGCTTTTGGCTACGCCATCATAGAACTCAGCCCTGTCAAAGTTTAACCCTGTATTCTTAGCGCCAAATCTTTGTAGTTGATCTCCTGCTAGTCCCCTAACACCAACGTCAGCCATAGCTTTGTTGATAGAACCTATAGATGCAAAGCCAAATCCTCCGCCAAACCCTGTCTTACTGTTGTGGCTAGATAGATAAGGTAGTCCGTTCACATAAACACCTATAAAGTTTAGCGTACCTGTAGCAATAGAACCCCCTAGCTGAAACAAACTTGCGAATGAGCGAACGCCTGCCGCCATCTTACTGGCTTCAAAGTCCGACATAGATACGTCACGATTGTTATTAAGGAAGTCAATACCTCTAGCCGCTTCCGCGTGGTACTCGTTACCATAGTTTGTACCACCGCGTTGAGTGTTCTTTACCATACTATCCAGCTCTGCGTATTGATAAGAAGCGTCAGTGCGTACTGCTTGTGATAGCGACATATCTTCCTTCATAGCTTTTAAGTTAGCTAATCTTTGTTTAGTTTCGCTACCATCCATACGCCACTTCTCTCTGGATTCACGTAGGTTTAGGTTCATTAGGTTAGTCATTGCAGGGCGTAACTGTGTCTTAGCTATAGTAGCGGCACGTTTATCTATGTGTTGTGACACTGAGAGTACACCATCAAGGTCACCCCCGGGGGTAAAGCTACGCTCAAGACGTTGTCGTGCGCTTGCGTTCTGTCTAGTAAGGCCTGTAACAACTCGCTCCATCTTGGTAGGCGATAGGTTAATATCAAAGAACTGTATACCACGTACAAAATCATTTAGGTTAAGCTCAGGTGGGCCAGATACACTGTCAAGCACAGCTTCAGACACAGCTTCTAGTGTGACTGATTGCGTAGTAAAGTCACCTGTGTTTGTATCTTTTACTAGCGCTTTAAAGCTAGTAACTTTACCCATGTCTTCGTTGAACGTACCTGCAAGACGCTCAGCATCACTAGCTTTATCTACTTGTTTGTATACAAGTAAGTCTTGATGTCGTTCATGTAACTGTACAACCTTACCATTAACTTTAGCTTGTATACGTATTTGGAATCGACCTTCTCTCATCACGGGGGTGTAGCCAGTTGCTATCGAACGCTTGGCATATAGGTCTGACTCACGGTTTAGATAGTCTGAAAGCATAACCCTACGTACTTCTTCTTGTAATAGGAACTTAGTACTGTCATCGTTAAGCAGGCGACTACGTAGGCTGTCTAGTTGTGCGACTACATCTTGACCTTTAGCTTTGTTAGTACCTTCGTAGAAAGTTTGTACTGTCTTACCTTTATCTTTTGTAGCACCGATAAGATATTTGTTTATGGATTCTATATATTTCTCTGCGTTTGCCATAGCAGTAGCGGATGGTACAAGCATACCTTTGTTGTCAGTAGTTAGGTCTGTAACGTACAACTCACCCATGTAGTCTATGATACCACGAATAGCAGTTTTGTCTTCAGTTGTTAGTCTACCATTATCACGTATCAAGTTGTTAAGGTTAGTCATTACGTTAGCTTTTTCTTGTAAGTATGCGTTATACTTAGCTTTTACTAACTCTATCTCTACGTTATCCATAGCTTCACGTACTTTTTTGTAAGCTATGTACTCTATACTTTGGTCTGTAAGGTTCGGTATACCTTTAACATCCACAGTTTTAGACTGTTCTACATTGTTTTCATCTAGGTACACATCTTGATACGTATACCCATCACGTAATTCTTGTAGGGTTCTAGTACCCATCTTCTTTAATCTTGCTAACTCTTTATCTATAGTCTCTGGCTTACCATCTATAATTTGTAGTAATGATACCTTACCATATTGGTTGTTAAATAGGTTAAGAGCTTTACGTTGCCCATCGAATAGCATTGTGTTTACTGTATTAGTTTGCTCGCTAGTTATCTGTCCTGCGGGGCCGAACTTCCTGTTAAGCGCCGCTTTCATAGTATCATTGGCACGAATACGTACGTCACTAGCTATGTTACCATGAGCCATAAACATCTGGTGGATGTCAGCAAGCCCTGCATTTTTACGTGCGCGGTAGTTAGATAAGCTAAGGTACTTAGCACTGAATCTGTCGAACCTATCTTTAATATCTTTACCGCCAGAGGTAGCTTCTTTCCATATTTCTTCCCAGTTAGTAGGTAGAGGTTTACCCTGACCCATGGCTTTAGCCGCTATTATATTAGCAACACGCATGTTAGTGGCAGGTGCGAACCTACCAGTGCTAGCTTCTCCTGTATTAGTTGTCACGTCTTTGTACTGTTGTGCTACTTCGGACATGATAACTAGCTGACCACCGCCACTAGAGTTTGTTCGTGTGTATTTTCTCGACTGATCTACAAGGTAGCGGATGTCCTCGTCACCAAACTTAGCGCCAAACTTGTTAAGAAATTTCTTAATGGCGTTAGATATACGTGCTATGACAGATGTGTCTATAACTGCGGCGTAGTCTGCTATGTATTCTTCGACAGCTTCAGCTTTGCTTTGCCCATACGCTTCCATTGTACTGTCGACTGCTGACTGAACATACTCGTTGTTATCATACAAGCTCTCCATTAGAGCATTGAACTGTTTCTTAGGTACAATACTACGTAGTCCGTAGTGTCCTAGTACTTCGTGAGCCATGACAAAGTTTAGATGCTGTTGGTTAGCTATCTTATCTGAGAATATAATAACTGTACTACCATCGAACGCATAGCCTACTGCGTTCTGTGTGTCAAAGTCTCCTTCAGTACGTGCGGCGGCGGCGGCTTTATGCAACTGGGGGTTTCTAGCTTTGAGGTCTGCTTGATCTCGGTATACAAATAGCTTTGGCTTTACTTCTAGTTTGTTTATAAACTGACGTGCAAGCATACGGACACGGCCATTGGCCATGGTTCGTACCGGTGTACCGTCTTCGGTGACAGCTCCATCAAGTGAGAACCTACCTGAGTCTCTACCTTGTTTACCTGTAACAGCAAGGTCTTTCATAGCATCCACAAATTCCATAATAGATGTGTTATCATTTGGTTTTGTGTTAGCTAACTCTTCTTTAATATTTGCAGGGGTTGCTACTCTACCTCCTGCTTTAGCAGTGTTAAACTCTACGCCAACATTTAGTAAGTCAGGTATAAGCCCTTGCTGTTGTAATAAAGTAAACCCAGGGTTAACGCCTTTACTATCCATAACATTAATAGTTTCTAGTTCTTCAGCTACTACTAATAGAACTGCACGACTATCATCATTATAAATAAAATCATCTAAGTATTCTCTAGCTTGATTACGTTTCTTTATACCTTCGCCTTTAGTAGGTGAGAAGTAAGCAGTACGTACAAGAGCGTATAAGTTTTGTTTATACTTAGCTCCTACTTCTGTTTCTATATTAGAAATCATGTCGTCAACGCTAGAGTCTCTGTATATTTGTTCTTCTGGTTCTAACGAAGTACCTACGGGGGCGTTAAGAGCTACGCTAGATAGGTCAGCATCTGTAAGTTTACCTTTTGTAGCTTTAGTATTTATACTACGTTGTTCTGATACAGATAGACTAGCAAACTCTGGTAGTGCGGCGTTACCACGTTGTTTCTTAAAGTCATTGTAAGCATCACGACCTACACTTAAGTCTTCTTCTACTACTGGTTTAGGTTCTACCTTAGGTTCTACCTTAGGTTCTACTACCACTGCTCCCTTTGGCTGAGTTTTCTTTAGAATTTTCTTTTTAGGCTCTGCTTTTTTCTTTAGCGTTTTCTTTGGCTGAGTTTTCTTTTTAGGCTCTGCTTTTTTCTTTAGAGTTTTTTTACCGCCAGTAGGTGGGCCATCAGGCTCGTTAGGGTTACGTATTAGCGGTTCACGTTGGCCTTTAGGTTGCGCTTTAGTTTTACGTAGCTTGTCAAACAATTCTTTGTTGGCAGTACCTTCTCGCACAGCTTGCACCCACTCTCGTTGAGCATCCATTTGCCGCGAATCAAGTGTAACTTTACTAGATAACTTCTTGCGGCTGTCGTTAAACTGATCCCACAAGCTAGTAGCATCTACGTATTCATCTACTGTTAGTGTATCTGCAAAGGCTTGTTCGGATCGTTGTCGTTCTGCAGCTTGGAAGTCTGCATCTCGTTGTGTTCTATCAGCTTCAGCGTTACGTTGATCTTCTTGAGCTTGATTCATAGCCTGTCGTAATGGGTTAAGTCCTTCGAACATAGCTGAATTAATAGGGGGCGGCGGAGGCGTAGCGTTAAATGATTCAGTAAATCGTAGCTGCCCTTGGTCTTCTAATTCTGCTTGTGTATCAGTCACTTGTACAGTTGGGCGCAGTACGTTGCCAGTAAATGGTAGCTCTTGCCCAGTAACACGCGCTTGTGTAGCTGTATCTAAACCCATTTCAGTTGGGGTAAACATCTCTGCCTGCCCTGTGCTATCAGGTGCAACAGGTGCAACAGGTGCAGGTAAATCTAATTCCAGTTGACCTTCTATTGGGCCTTGTGTCTGCGGCGGCCCAAAATCAAACGCTTCTTGAGCAGGGTCAGTAGTAATAGGTTGTTGACCTAACTCTGCACCAGCACCAAACAACTCTCCTTGTTCGCCTTGATAGTTTGTTAGTAGCGTAGGAGCAGGAGCTTGGCCTAAGGGCGTGTCTTCGCCAAATAACTCTCCTTGTATAGGAGCGACAGGAGCGACAGGAGTTTCTTCTGTTTTCGTAGCACTACCTAATGCGTCAACAGGTTTGCCTTTACGTAAGTTAACAATACCACCGATTGTACCACCTACTGTAAACCCTGCAACAGCAGACTCAATTATGCGTGATAGATATTCATCATCTTCGTAAGCTCTATACCGCCCACCCGCTGTCATGTTTAAAACTTCTTGACCTGCTTCGGTAGCACCTTCTAATGTTCCGCCTACAACAGCGCCTTTAAATAATCTTTTTGCTACACCACTAGGTGACACACCCGATAACCCAAATAGTTTACTAGCTGCTATAGCTTCTGGTATTGTAGATAGAATTGCATACGGTATACCGAGTGCTGCTGCTATGGCTCTAGCATCTTTATCACCTGCGCCTGCACCACGTTCTCGTTGCTCGTTGTATATATCAGCTGTACCAATAGCATAATTGTTAATTGCTGTAGCCGCGCCTGCGCCACCTAATTGCGATAGTGCTTTACGTTGAGTAGCACTTAAACTTTTTATACCACCCTTAGTATATTGTTCTGCCGCTTCCTTAGCAACTTTTTTAAATGCGGCTTTACTAAACATAGCCCCTACGGATGCAAGCGCACCACCTACTGGGTTAGCAGTAGTAGCAGTACCGGCTGCAAAACCTGCAAGGCCAACGCCGATAGTCTCTATAATATTTGGGCCTTGTTGTCCTATCATAGACACAGCGTACTCAATCGCACTAAGTTCACCGCTAGCTACATCTGCAGCACTGGCTTGAAATGGCGATAGTTCTTCTGATCGTTCGCTTGCTCTGTTTACTATACCAGAACCTAATTCTTCAGCACCAAGGAACTGTAGCCCTGCACCACCTAATGTCTTTAGTCCTTGCGTACCAAGTTCAAAGCTACGTTTAAATCTAGTGCCAAGAGTAGGGTCTTCAATACGCCCTAGGTATTCAGAGTATTGTTCTCTGGATAACGGCGACCAAGCTCCAGGTTTACGAGGCACTCCACCTTTGCCTAAATATTCTTTAGACCTTACAGCATCAGCATAGTCATCTACTTGGAACTCAAACCCATTAACAGACATAATACCTGAACCAGAATCAAATAATATATCATCACCTCCTGAAGGAGATGCTTTCATTTCGGGAACGCTGTAATCAAAATCACCTATACTAGACTCAGGCATTTTTTGGATTAACGAATCTGCCGCAGACGGAGTAAGCCCACCTAAACCTGTTGCGGCAGCTGCACTCCAAGGATCATTAGGTCTTGGTCGTAGTCCTATACCCATTGCTTCGTCTGGAGTTTGTCCATACCGCAAAGTTCTGTTGGCCATTATTGTCTCCTAGTTATCTACAGGTACTAGTCCTGTACCTTGTATGCGGTATATTACTGTACTCGGTAAGCCTTCTGGATTTTCTGGATTTTCCACATTGGTATTCATAATACGTACTTGGCCTTGGTCATTAATGTATTGGAATTGTGTACCTGTATCACCCATAGCAGTAAACTTATTAGATTTTTTAATACGTTCAAGTATAACTTGTCTTGCAGCCTCAGTATTAGCTTTATTTAACTCGCCTGTATATTTGAGAGCAGCCTTGTGTGATTCTAATTGTAATTCTCGTTGGTACTCAACAGTGCTTTTGCTTAATGCACTCACTGATGCTTTGTAGTCTTGGTCAAACAAGTACCCAATGTGTGTAGATATTTCGTCTACTGTCATACCCTTTACTGTTGGATTCTCTACACCGTTAACAAACAAAGTCCATCTACCACCCGCGCCATCTGACTCTCTAAGTTCTATGTCATTAGTCTTAAAAGTGTTGGCCATTAGATTTACAAAAGGCATTAAGTCACCCTTCTTAACTTCTCGGAGTATACCCATACCTTTTAGGTAGCCCCTTGTGGCTTCCATTTTTGCTTTGATAGTAGTAATGTTTTGTTCAGCTTCTAGTTCTGCTGATATGTTACCTGCCAACCTATGTAGTGCTTGTGCGCGTGATAAAGTTTTTATAGTTTCATTAGCGCTAGCTATTGTAGCTTCAGCTAGTCTATATTTTTCAGGGTCTAGAGAATACACAGACGCATTAACTTTTATAGTACCATCATTCTTCTGAGGGTTTACGTTAAGTCCAGCTTTATCAAGTACTTCAACTAATGTTTTCTCTTTCTCTTTATCACTAGCATCAGAGTTAGCTAACTTAAGAGCTTCTTCCCTAGCTTTTTTGTCAGCTTCTATTTTCTTAAGGTTATCTAGTTCTTGCTTTCTAGTTATACCTGCTTCAGGGCCTTCGTTTGTAAACACATCTCCAACATTGCGATACGGCCCTGGTACTTCTGCATTAGTAGTTTGCACTTGGTTTTTTGCGGTTTCTATTTGAGCCAATGTATCACGGTACTCTTGTAACTTAGCCGCATACTCTTCAGCCGAAGCGTTATCTACTTGAGTTCTTAGTAGTGCTGCTTTCTTTGTAAGCTCTGCAACACTTTGCTGTGCATTTTGATAAGGTGCTACTTTTGCACCAAGGCTATACTTATTAAATATTTGACTTTGTATATTAGCACGTCCTGTATCAGAACCACCAAATAAAATTTCAGCGTTTGCCCCACGAGGGCGAACTTCACCTGTACGTGGGTTATAGTCAAACACAGCCGCGGCTGTTGTGCCTTCGTTTAAAGTTACAGGAACAAACCCATCGCCTTCTGTACCACTAGGAAATGTCGGTAGTTCTATAGCGGCGTTAGCCCCTGGTCTTGCACCAGAAGCCATTGCTTTGTCTACAATACTAGATGCTGTAACTTGTAGTCCGCCAGGTAACTCATTAGGTGAAGCTACAGAAAAATCTTTTTGGCCTGTACCTGTTGCTGTACTACCAGTCCATCTAGTAGCTAACCACATACGAGTAAACTGCCCCGCAGTCATACGTTCATTACCACCGTTAAGTAAAATAAATTGCGGATCATTAACTACGCTAGTAGCAAGTACATCATAATTTGCAGGGTCTAGTAGTTTAGCCGCACCAGTAGCACCTTGTTGGTGCGCGAGATATAATTCTCCTGCTGTAGGCTGTCGTCCTAGTACTGCAGCTAAAGACTTAGCATTTCTTGCCGCTAGTTTGGCTGCAGCATTAGACGAAGCTACGGCATCAAACTTGTTTGTTAAACCAAACTCAGCAGCAGTGGCATCTAAAAATTGAAACAATCCTCCTGCTGATGAATTAGGATTTTGAGCATTAGGGTCGAGAGAGCTTTCTACTCTAGCAGTGCTTTCTAAATAGCCTTCCGGTAGACCGTATCTTTTTTCTAAGTTAGCCCATACAGGTGCTAGGTTTTGTACAACAGTTTCTGGTGTAGTTGTTTTGCTAGTAACCTTGGCATCTGTTTTAGTTGGAGCAACAGTAGTACCATCGGCTAAGTCAGTAGCAACAGTAGGAGTACCAAATGCTTCTTGTTCATAGTTAGTTCTTGTGTAGTTTATTCCGGCTTGTACCGCCGCAGGATCATTGTTGGCATACACGTTGCGTTTTAATGTGCCTGTATAATCTGTACCAACAGAAGATGGTTGTATACCTCCGGAGTTTGCAGCTATTACATTTTGGCCAGACCTGTAGCGTTCTAAATCTCGCATCTTGCGTAGTCGTAGCTCATTGTCTTCTATTTTTTGTGTGTTTAATGTTTGCGCTTGGTTTTCACGTGCGGCTCTATCTGCGGCCTCAGCCGGAGACTCACCTTGAAGTCTACCTAATCTACCTGCACTAACTACTGTGCTATACGAAGGGCCAAAAGCTACCATGATATTTCTCCTTAACCTATACCGCCATAAAGACCACCACGGTTAGAACTTGTACTGCTTGAAGTGTCTGAGCTTCCGCCACCTATACCCATTACACGGCTAGCACCATAGACTAAATCTGCTTGTGCTTGTCGTTTGCGTTCCGCCAAGTCTTGGAAGTATGGACTAGCTAAACCTGCGTAACCTTCAGGAGATGCAGTAGGTAAAGCACTAAGGCCTGCTTGACGCAAGCGCATGGACGCTGCTTGACCGCGTTCTTCTTCTACAGCCGAAGCTATAGTACCTGATTCTGTACTGTCAATCTGAGAAGCTCTACGTAAACCTGCTGCTCTGTCTGCTGATAGACCACGTGTGTCTTCGTTTAGCTGACGTTCACTTCTAATTTTTGTTTCCGCGTAAGCTGCTTCTGGGTTACCTTGTTGTTGGTCAGCCATCTGCATAAACTCTTGCGCCGCTAAAACTTGTTGTTCAAACAAGGCACGATTGTCAGAAGCCATACGTTTTAGCTCAGCTTTACGTAGCTCTACTAGCTCTTGTTCTTCTGGAGATAAACCTGATATGTCAGCGTCACCAAGAGCCATGGCTGTAATTTTCTTTAGCGTTTCTGGGTTAGAAGCAAGACCTGTTATAGTAGTACTAAATCCTGCTTTAGCCGCAGAAGTAATTGTGGGTGCTGTGACTGCACCGTTTGCCGCTATTGTAGTACCGTCTGCTAACAAAGCCGAGCCAGTAGTTGCGTCTACTTTTACTATGTTACTACCTACGGTTTCTGCCGCGGCAGTTACTTCTGGATTAGCCGCCGCTGCATTGTTTGCGGCTGTTGCGGAACTATACCCTGAAAACCCGCCTGCTAAACCGCCCATAATAGCACCTTTTTCTACGTCATTACCAGTAACTGCAGCTCCCGCTGCACCTAGAACTGCACCTGTTGCGGCTGCTCCTACTGTCGCACCTATAGTAGCGGCTGCTGCTGTACTTGCACCTAACGTAGTTGCGGCACTAGATATAGCTGCTGTTGCTCCAACACTACTAGCGATTGCTGGGGCTACAAAAGGAATGGCTACCGCTACTGCCACTGCTACAACTACTTTTACTGCTTTAGACATTTTAATCTCCTATAGAATCATTCGTACATACGCGCAGGACTTTGTAAATCCGAATCGTTTTATGTAATGTTTTGCTAATCTTTCTGTACCATACGCATCAAGGAACATACATTCATTGGCTCTAAGCCAATCTAGTATAGATTCCCAGAAGGCATCTCTAAATTTAGATAAGTTTTTACCGGCCATTGCTATTAAGTCTGCACCTTTTTTACCATTCGCTAAGTGGAACTGTACAGCAATTACGCACTCAGGCATACCATTATTTGACAAAGCAAAAATTACACATTGATCTGTCTGTGCTAGGCAGTATATATCACCTGAGGTTATGTCGTCTGAGCCTATCTCATTGCTGTTACAAGACGCAGTAAGTAGTGGCTCTAACCAATCCCACAGTTCATCAACCCTTTCAGGTGTTAACATCTCTATATTTAGATTAGGCTTTGTCATCCATCGGGCCTTTATTAATCATACTTTTAAAGAAAGCTGTTCCTTTTTCTTCTACTAACCATCTAGGCATAACCATTTCTTTTTCGTGTGCCTTAATAACTACTTCGCCAGTAGGTGATTTACTATCGGGTACTTGTCCGCCATGACGCATAGATGGCATAGGTGGTTGCGCCGCAGGTACATTACCTTGCATTGCATCTTGTCCGCCCATAGAACCTTGAGCTGCACGAGCTGCTACAATTATACCAAACACTAAACCATCGTCATACTCTGCTGGAATATCTTGTTCGGTTGCTAGCCCTTGTTGTATAGCAAACTGTCTAATCTGTGGGTACATAGATGGGTTACGTAAAGCTGCCATAGCAAGTTGTGATAACTTGTTTAACTCTTGTGCTGTAAGTTCGCCAGATTGTACCAACCCCATAACAGCTTGTTTAATTTGTGCTAGCTCTTGAGGACGCGAGTTCATAAACTCTTGAATCTGCATTTCCATCATGTCTGCGTTCATAGGTTGCTTAGGTGCGCCCATTGCTTCAGGACTAGGTGGTTGTATACCACCAACAGGTTGTCCGCCTGGGCCTATTTGCCCTCCCATTTCATAAGAAGGTAATCCTCCGCCTGAAGTCATAGCCCCTGCTAACCCACTACCTGGAGGAGTGTATTGTGTAGGAGAAGGCATACTCATAATGCCTTGTAGAACGGGTGGTAAAGTATTAGGTTGCTGCGCCATAGCCTAGCTCCTTAGTTGTGTTATAAGTATTTGTACAGTAGCTCTTAAATTAGCCACATCATTAGCAAGATTTTGTACGTCTATTACTAAAGAATTGTAATCTTCTAGTACTGGGACACTTGCCTGTCCTGTTATAGTTACTGTGTTGCCGGATATACTAAAGCTAGTTAGTACGTTTACACCTGCTCCGGCGGCAGATACGTTCGTCATGTTTTGCCCGACAGGTTCAGCTAAATTAGATACCTGTGCTTTAGTTATAGCTTTACTAGCTAGATCGTTCTCGCCACGTATACCCGCTAAGAGTTCTACATTTTCTTTAATAGCAGATAACATCCTAACTTGCCACTCATCTACGCCTGTAGTAGGAACAGCAGGGATACCTGAATATCTAGTTGCTAAAGCCATTATGTTTCTCTTAGTCCCGTTGGTGTATCTGCAAGATGTATAGCTCTTACACGTACAACGCTTTCAAGTTCTACCTCGAATGTATCCGACTTATAGCCTGAAGGCAAACGAAAGGTTTTACTACTAGATAAAGACGTTGTATGTTTTAATGTTTTATTAACGTAAAGTTTAAATGTAACCTCGTTTGCACCGTCCCAACGTATAGTTGTATCTTCCCAATCGGCTGTTACAGCATCCCAGTTAGCTGTGGTATTAGCTGTATAGTCTGCAACAACTCTAGCCGCACCTAAGTTAAGAGGGTTTTTAGTTACAATAGTTTTAGACTTCCATGTATAGTTAGACAGTGGTTGTGTACTATCATCCCATAGGTATATGTCACCGTCTGTATCTGCACAGTAGTACAGTTTGTTTGTAAGCGTATCAAACCAAGCAGCTGTAAATTTGTAAGTTGTATCTACAAAGAACCCGCCTTGTTTTTCATCTAGCTCAAATATAATACTGCCGTTAGAATGAGATGCAAAGTATGCGTCTTTAAAATATGTACCTGTTAATGTACTAGGATCAAGATCAGCGCCCCATGTATCACTGTTATACAAAGCTCTAGTCGCAAGTTGTGCGCCTGTAGTTGTAGAATACAAAGCTAGACCATCGTGCGTAGCGTACATTACACCCACTCCGGTGTTAACAATACTATTTTTATTTAGGCAAGGAAACCTAGCATCAGTACGTGTAACAGTAAATACGGATGGCTCACTACCAGATACAATGTACGCATACGCATCAGTCATAACAATTACGTTACCACTAAACAAAGCAAAACCTACTACGTTGTCTTCTAGTGTAAACTTATATTCTTCTGGCCACGCATGATACTGCCCAGGTTCTGTAAAGTAAATTTCATTGTTAACAAACCCTGCTAAGATATTGTTCTGTACCGCAGTAAGACCTTGTAATCCGGCAGGGGGTGGCACAAATAAATTTGTGTTTAATACATTGCCAAGGCTAGCTACTGCAAAATCATCTATAAACGTATAGTTACTTTCACCCCAATACCTAGCAGTATCTACACCAGGGCTTTCAGAACTATCTATATAGAACGTACCTGTGGCAGATGTAGAAGATACATCAGAAGCCGTTTGCGCATACTCAAAAGTATAGTCATCTATAATTTCAGTTACTATACCGCCTGCAATATTAAAAGAAGAGTTAGAACAGTTAGCTATTTTAAAATACGTACCTACTGCAGTATTATGTGGGTAGGCTAAGGTAACCCTAGATACGTTGCTGGTTCTCTGCACACTAGCTAAAGCAGTAGGAAACCACAATGTTGCAATACGTAAATAGTCTGCTGTAGTAGTACCAGTCACAGTACGATATAGCCTAATACCCCTTACAAAATTTTTACCCGATGGTTTTGCTGTAGGTAGATTAGTAACTGTAACTACTTGCCCTTCACGTATAAACAACGGATCAGATGGCTCTGAGCCTATTGACTCTTCTTCCCACGGTGTAAACCAAGTGTATAAGTAGTTACGAGAACGTATGCTACCGGCTAAATCTATTTTACCATCTGTATTAGCAGTGGTAGCTATAGTAAACCCTGGGCTAGTATAAGTAATAGTAGTATCGGAAGGCGCATTAACTTCAATAGAGCGTGCGTTAAACGAGCGTAAATCCCACTCGACATTACCAGAAGTACTAACAGATGTAGATGATGTTACTGTAAAACTATTTGCATTTACTTTAGTCATAGTAAACACACCACTAACAGCATCGCCAGATGTAAAACGTAGCACAACTTGTGCGCCAGTAGATAACCCGTGGGCGGTAACAGTAATAGTTATAGTAGTTCCAGACTGAGAGTAAGTGCCACCTACGTGAGTAAACCCAGTAATCGTAGCAACTGCACCAGACTTTAAACCATGTGCCGCACTTGTTGTTAAAGTGACTACGCCACTAGCATCTCTAGCATAGTTAGTTGTAGTTTTTGTAGTAAAGTTTGCAGCAGCTACTGACAATATAGTATCAGGTAAGGGTAGACCTAAATTGTAATAGTCTATAGGATACGGCTCTGCCCCCGTGGTCGCAAGATCGTATGTACTAACCTTAGGTGCGCCATCGCCAGAATAATAAAATCTTTGTTCGTCAGCGTCCGCCGCCCCCGAGGGAGTAGCAATGTCTACGTCAGTAGGCCACGACAACCACTTTAGTTCGCCAGTGCTAGGCGTACGTAGAGCATGTAGTTTTTTTATTGTGCCATTACGTTCAGTATTATCTACAATAACAGGTGTAGGGTAAGGGATTAAATCTCCAGAGTATAATTTAATATTTGTAGCAATCTGTGCAGCTGTATCAGGTAACAGCTCAGGAGCTATCTTTGGCGCTTTACCAAAAAACTTCTGGATTTTAACCCCGGCCATACTATACCATCTCCAACGCTTGATGTAATGTTTCTTTGTTACGGCGCGTCCAGCCTCGTCCAAAGGTTTCAAAAGTCTTTAACCCTTTATAGAAGTCTTGACGTACGCCGTAAACATAATTTATTATTTCTTCTGGGTCTTTTTCCATGATAAGACCTATTGTAGCTGGCCCTATAGCCCCATCTTGAGTAGCCCCAACTGCACGTTGGATAGCCTTGGATGGCCTACTTTTTCCGGAATTTACAGCCCAATCAAAGGCGCACCAATCAACCCCAGAAGGAAGCAAATCTCCTTTGACTCGATCCCAGTAGTTCTTCTTGTATATTGGGCCTACATCTTCTGGCGTTAAGTCACGCATTTCTTGCTCTGTAGACTCACGACCAATCCACTCATCGTATACTTTTTTAGTTACACCTAAATTTGTCATACCCCCAGGGTCATCAGGGTGGTCAACAAATCCTCCTTCATGAGAAAGAAGCATGTCTAAACATTTATCAAAGTTCTCTTTCATTTTGTAATTCCTTGTTTTTTCTCGTAGCTGCGGAGTCCGCCCAA